GATTCTACCTACTGCTGTATTATTACTAACTCCATTGTATAATAAAGCTCCAGTACCTACTGCTACGTTATCATTTCCTGTTGTATTAGATTGAAGGGATGATAAACCAATAGATGTATTTGAACTTCCTCCAATATTAGCAGTTTGAGAAGATACGCCTATTGCTGTATTTGATCCGCCTGTTGTATTACATCTTAATGTATTATGTCCAACTGCTGTGTTGTTTGATGCTGTGTTAGAGTAAAGTGCTTGGGTACCAACAGCTGTGTTATTAATACCAACAACATTAGATAGTAAAGAATATGTACCAACTGCTACGTTTGCATTTCCTGTTGTATTAGAGAATAATGTTTGTCTACCAACAGCAACATTTTGATTACCTATAGTGTTAGAACGTAAAGCTATTGAACCAATAGCTACATTGTATTGACCAGTTGTGTTATTTCTTAATGAACAAAATCCAACTGCTGTATTATTATTACCTGTAGTATTACCCATCATACTAAAACCACCAACTGATGTGTTGTAGCAGCCTGCGGTGTTCGCACATAGCGCATCACGACCAATTGCTATATTTTGGGATCCTATTGTATTAGATAAAAGTGTTCTTTGTCCCACAGCTACGTTTCTACAACCAGTAGTGTTTACTGTTAGAGCAGATTGACCTACTGCTACGTTACTTCCAATAGCTCCTCCACCCCATCCTACTGTAATATCACGCACAAGTATATCTTGAGCCGAATTAAACGATCCGGTTACGCTTACAGAACCAGTAAATTGTTGTGTATCCGTTAAACTGTTTCCAAATATATTGGAGCCGGAAGAATATATAATAGAGGAAGTTATTTGTTGAACGTTCAACGTTTGGGCCGTAATTTGTCCGGTTACTGTTAACGAACCGGTTATAGCTTGAGCACCGTTAAATTGATTTGAACCTGTGGTAGCAAATCCAAATGCTGCTACTTGAGCAGAGCCCGATACTATACCACTTGGTATGTTTGATAAACTAGGGTAGCTAATTTGAGCAGAAGCAGATACTAGGGTTGGTTTGTCTGTTATACCATTAAAAGATACCTGTGAAGATCCCGAAACAATACCTGCAGGTATACTTGATAGTTCACTGTATGTAATTTGGGAGGAACCTGATACTAATGTAGGTTTATCGGTTATACCGTTAAACGATACTTGAGCGGAACCAGATACTAGTGTAGGTTTATTTGCTACATTACTGTATTCAACGTATGAAGCACTTGTAGCAGATCCTGTAATGGTTGCGTTTATACCTCCTAGTACAGTTAAAGATCCCGTTATAACAGTATTGCCTGTTACTTTTAGTGAACCTGATATATTTGGTGAATTTATTAACATATTTTATATTTACATAAATGTTGCTATTGATTTTATTCTCCAACCACTTGAATTGGTTTGCATGTTTAGTTGCACGTTTGCCCCTGTTATGGCAACAGAAGATGTTACGTCCGTTGTTGTGCCTATATCTGTTGTGGAGTTGTCTGTAAAAGCGGAGGTTGTTCCGTTCCATACCGACATTATTTCTCCGGAACGAGCATTGGACCCACTTGTTACTGTATATTTAAAGAAAGCAGAGGTGTACGAGCCTGTTGCTTGTGTAAAGACTGTATTTGATCCGTTTATGGAAGAAGTAACAGTAGCATATTGGGTTTGTGTTTGACCTATGTTGAATTGGTCTGAATATGAAGCAGTAGCGGCATAAGAGGCGCTAATTGCATTATCGAGAGAACCACTTATACCACTAAAGTTTGCTATTGCTATACCTGTAGAAGGAATAGCAAAATATATTTCTGCATTATTAGTATCAACAGCGTGAATACCTGCTGGTATAATTACATCATCGTTTGAGTTGAATATTTCAAATCCTGGATATTTGGTTCCTAGATTGTGGGCAAAAGACCATGTAGTGGCTGCTACTGTTTGTATTAAACGAGCTGTTGAGCCTGTAACTATTAAACCACCTCCACTAGAGGCAACAGCATATCCTGCTTGTGTGTAGTCAAATCGTATTTCGGAGGTAAATGCATCTATACTAACGATTTCGTTTGGTATAATTTGCTCGTATCCTAAATCGTATACTTGTAAAAGTGGGGTTTGTGTATTTAGATTGTGGTTAAAACTCCACGTAGTAGAGGCAGTTAATTGGGTGTGTGTTACTGCGGGGTTGCTACCTCCTCCCCCACCACCATTTAAAGCAAATGAAGCGGTAAGAGCATAAGATGAGCTTATAATACTATTTGATCCAAATGGACCAAATACATTTGAAGCGGTTACAAATGAAGCAGTAGCAGCAGTTTGAGCAATAGAAGCATTAGTTGCAAACGAAGCAGACACTGCATTAAGTACGTAGGATGCAGTTGTTGCAAATGAAGCACTTGTAGGATAGTTATTTGACCATATTCCCGAATTGTATACTAGAGCTTGCCCATTAATAGGTGATACTATAGATACATCTGATAGGTCACCTAAAGTTTCGGCACCACCCCCACCTCCTCCACTTCCTCCACTACTCCCACGGAATAGACCTGCAGGTATTATTTTACTATCAGAAGTATTAGTTACATCTGTTGTATTACCTTTTAATATTATAAATCCTACAAATGTAGTAAAATCAAATGTATCACCTTCGGTAAATGCATCTGTTGCTATATTGGTTAAAGCTTGGGTTAGGGTAGAGTAAAGAGTTTGTCCGTAGTAGATGTATAATACACCCGTTTTAGGATCACTAAATACACGTTGGGTTGTGTAACTTCCACCAGATACCACAGCCGGTGTTCCAGATCCATTATCATAAAAACCAGGTCTTACTGCTGTATATAAATTTCCACTATTTGTATCAAATTGTACCCCAGAACCAGATCTATATACATAAGCTATACTAGCAGTAGGTTGAGGATTTGTTGTAATATTTGAAGGAAATTCTGGGTTTTCATCATAAAATCCACCATGTATAAAAGATTTGCCTGAAGAAACAGATAGTCTTAAACTACCGGATTGTCCTACTACATCATATCCTGAAACTTTTATTGGGCCAAATACATCAATAAAATCTGATATTTGAGATATTTGATCATATGCTGTTCTAACAGCTCCACCAAATGCACTTACATTGGTAAAATTAAAATGCCCAACTGCCCCTAACGGTATATAGTTATGGTATTGTTCGGAGGTAAATCTAGTGGATTGTTGTTGTAAACTTCCACTATCATTAATGTATAAATAGGTTACTTGGGATGATGATATATTTGCAATACTTTGTGTAATTGGGCCCCAAGTTACATAATCTACTATAGGTCCTATTTCAGATCCAGTTGTGGCATTATGATCTACTATTAGACCACTACCAGGGGATACGAATACATTACTACCACTGTATGTTACTACACCACCATATAGAAGACCACTTTCTAGTGTTCCTTCTACCCATTTCCATTTAACTAGATTGCCATTTTGCCTAAAATATAAATCATATCCTAGAGTTGTATTAGAAGAACTTTGAAATAGATATGTTGAATCTAAATCTGATCCTGCAAGGTCTGGGTCTTGGGTAGGGTCAAATCTGGTGCTTCCAGATATTACTACAATTTGGTTTAGAGGATTTACGTATGAAGCAGTAAGAGCAAAATTAGCATATGAGGCACTAACCGCATTTAATACGTAAGAAGCAGTAGTAGCAAATGAAGCACTAACTGCATTTAATACATAAGAAGCAGTGATTGAATTTTGAGCCCAACTAGCGGTTCCAAAAAGTGATCCAGTTATTGAAGGTACTATTAGTGATCCTGTTATTTCAACTGTAGAATCATGAGCGTATATTAAGTTTGATCTATTACCATCATCAGTTCCATTACCCACAATAAAAGCTGCGGGTACAGATGATACAGTGTTAAATTGGCCCTGTACGTGTTGATGATTGGCTAATGCTATTGTTTGATAACCTTCGGCATGTGAATATGAGCCTGATGCTATTGTTTCTTGACCTTCAGCATGTGAATAATTTCCTTTTGCTTGGGTATAATCTCCTTCAGCATGCGAGTAGTCTCCTGTTGCTTGAGTAATACTTCCTTCAGCATGTGAGTATTCTCCTGTCGCTATATTTCCCTCTAATCCTTGAATAAGAGAGCCTGTTATTATAACTAGTTGATTTAACGGATTAATATATGATGCAGTTGAAGCAAATGATGAGCTTACTGCGTTTAGTACATAGGAAGCAGTAGTTGCATTTCGAGCCCAACTAGCGGTTCCGTGTAACGAACCTGTGATTCCATTGGTTACTGTAAGAGCGTTTAAAAAAGCATCGGAGCCCGATACTATAACTTTTTTCCAACTAGGCATTTATATCTGTTTATTACGGTTGGTTACAACAAATGTGTGCTGTCCACTTCCCTTACGGGCCTATAATATAGTCATAAATATTGGATACTCTGCTTCTAGTTATAATTTGTTGTTTTTGTATTTCAAATCTACTAGCTGTTTTTGTAGCTTTAAAGTTAGATTGTATACTGTTTCAACGTATTCTCCTCTAAACAAACCATTTTTAATGGTTAGTAGTAACAGCTCAAGTTCCTTGTCTGTTAGCTCTAAAGTTGTAGAATCGTTAGTGGGGGAAGGAGTGGGGGTTTCCACTTCAACTTTGGTTCCCCCTACTATAATGTTTGACGCTGTAAATGACATAAACCAATTTTTTAATATATTAAGAATAGATCCAAATACCTTCATCTGAACCTATAAAAATGTTACCTTTTACTTGGTATCTAGCTGCTACTACGGTTGGATCTGTACCTGCTCCTTCTAAAGTTAAAGCCATGTAAGCATCAGGAACAAATGCATTTTGAGAAGCATCAAATGAACTACTTACTCCCCAACGTGTAGCACCCGAATCAAATCCAAATACTTCGGCATTTAAAGCATTGGTTTGTTGTATTGCAATACCACCGTCTCCTGCTGCATTTGAGCCAGAAGCTAAACGGATAAATCTATCTGCTATGTCAAGATCTTCGGTATGTTGAAAAGAAGCAGTACCAAATACTGTTAAATTTCTGTTAACTGTTAAATCTTGAGTAATGGTTACATCGTTTGGTAAACCAATTGTTATTGTAGTACCAGCAGCAGAAGTTTCAATTTCGTTTGAAGTACCACCAATTGTAAGATCTTGTGTTTTAAGATCAATTGAAATACCTGTTCCATTTGAACCAGATACATCTAAAGTAGTAGCAATTCCTGTTAATTGTGAACCATCACCTTGGAATGAACCGCTAAATGAACCACTTAATATTGAACTAGCACCTGATAATTGAATGGAAGAAGCACCTGATACTACTGTACCATTATCTGTTAAGGAAGAGTTAACAAATGCTGCACCGTTCCATTTTGTTACTGCATTGCTATTTAAAGCAGAAGCACCAGAAACAGCAACAGTAGTTGCACCTGTACCATTATAAGTAAATGGAGTAATACCTGATCCTTGTGTTAGGTTTTGTAAACCTGTAACAGTACCAGAAAATGAACCACTAAATGAACCTGTTAATATTGAGCCAGTACCTGTAGAGATAATGGAACTAGACCCGATATTGAAAGTGCTTCCACTAAAGGAAATACCACTATTTTTTAGGGCACCACCTACCCCCGCCATTATTAGATTACCGTCTGTTAAAACAGAGGAGGTAATTTGAGCTAGGTGCGCGTTTGAGCCACTAACAATTATTTTCTTCCAGGTTGCCATTATATCTTACAGTATTGTTTAGTTATAAATATGATTGTTTTTATATTCCTACATAAAATTCATTACTCGCATACACAATTCCCCCCTCAATGGGTGAAGGTAAAGAAGCAAATTCTAGTAATTGAAATCTACCCGTATTATCTACCTTTATACCGGTATTTGTGCTTGTATTTCGTATTAACATTAGGTTATCAACACTTCCCGTGTGGTATACCTCTAAACGAGCTGTTCCGGTAGGAGCACCGCCAACAGCCAAATTTAAGCCATCAAACTGTAATTGAGATTCGCCATGTACAATGCCAGGATAACCAGTAGCAGTAATTACATAATTATCAACATTGTTTACAACTTCAATGCCACTCCCCTCAACTGTGTATGCTCCTACATTTAACGAATCTATAAATCTAATATCTGACATCTTATGATCTTAATTCTGATCCTGGATCGGGTGATTGTACTTCTCTTCCTGGTATTACGTCTCCAACACTGTTAATTCTTCCTTCAGTATCTCTATCTTTTCTAGTTCTACCGTCACTTAGTTTTCTGATGTTAGGATCAAATATATCAGAGTTGGTTACTGTTTCTACTTGTATGATAATTTTGGATTTGGAGTTTACCTTCTTAATAGAATTCAAATCCTTTTGTAATGTATCAGGTATAATATAGCCACGTAATCGGATAGTAAATGTTCCTTTTACTAGTCTATCTTGACCTGCTGTTAATTCTGTAGCTGTAGTGAATTGGTCTATAAATGCTCTAAACTTAAAGCGTTCAGGATCACCCCAATAAGCATCAGAGGCATATTCAATGGCTTCAATTATTTTATTTAATTGTTCCATGTAATATGTTTGTACAATACAGCTATATTCTAGAGTAACATAATCTGGAACAGTTACAACTTGAAATGTTTTAACCGGAATTCTATTATTTAAAGCAGCAAAATTGCTATAAAAGTTTTTAGGGTTAAATGCTTTTTGGAATGTAGCGTATAGATTAGGTTGGTTTGAATCTAATTTATTTGCTACCGACCTATCTTTAGATATTGTATCTCGTTTTACTGCTATTAGTGGGAGCATTATTGCCCCGTTTTTATCTCTATAGTATCCATCTTTTTGGAATGATTTCCAGCTTTCAGGAGATCCATATATAACAGGCACTTCAATTCTTTCACCATTTTGATATACAAATGGTTTTATTACATTTTTAAAATAGTAGAATACTGCCTCATCTAAATCCTGTATACCAATGGCTAATGGCTTTGTAGTATCGTCTTTAAAACTTAACTTAGTAGAACGATTAAACTCTATACCCGTTTCACTTTCGTTTGGATTTACTTTAGCATTAGGATTACCTCTAACCGGATCGGTTGCTTTTTGGAGATTTTCGCTAATCTCTCGTTGCGATTTGGGTACAGGTTTTCTTGGTCGAGCCATTACATACGTTCTTTATATGGAGAAATTGCAACTTTATCTGCTGGAATATAGAAAGTATCGCATATTATAGATATACTTGAACCAAATTCTTCTAATCCTGGATTTAATGGGTTTTGATTATTTGGATAATCTGGGTTTTTACCTACAAAGTATTGGTTAATTATTGTAGATTGTACTCCATGGTAACTATCTTGATATAATATGATATCTCCTACTTCAGGTACTACGTTAGCATCTACTAAATCATCTCTAAAGAAGGCAAATGACATACCTTGTTGATATTCTATACCCATATCACTTACTGGGTATTGCTGGTCTACTCTAGTTATCAAACAGTTAAATAGAAATGGACCATCGTAATATTTTACTCCTGCGGCCTCACCATATAAATTTACTTTAGTTTCCTGCAATTTGTATTTATAGAAAGCAGCTTGTTGAGTAATTATATTACCTAACAGCTCACGATTCATCTTTCTAATTAAGCTTACATCTCGTAAGCCTCCAAACATTGCACACATATTATCCTATATAAATGGTAAATGGCACTTCGGCTAATTCATTTTTTCTAAATCCTGCTTCAGCTGCTCTGCGTTCCAAAGAAGCTTGACGAGAAGTTTGATCAAAATATTCTCGTAATTTTTCAATCAATCTTAGCTTATCAGTTGCAGCTTGTGTTAATAAATCTTGTTGATTTAATGTTACCTCAGAGCCGGGGATAGGTATATTAGTATATTTTCCTCTAACCAAACCTAATATCTCTTTAGCAAGAGCTAAAGTATACTCAAATATCCACTGGCGACCTACACTATTAATTAAGGCATATGATGGATTTGTATATGGGATATTAGATACGTTATTAGCTGCTTCTGTATTAGGAGCAGCAACAGAACTATCTATTCGCTCACTGTCTTTAATATATTCAAAGAACATTTTAGCATCCGAGTTATTGGGGATAGGGAATATTCTTAACACATTATTTTTCATTTCAAAACTATAGTTAGATCTACGAACCATATCGTTTAATTCAATGGCTTGTAATGTTTGTAGATCATAGTTTAGGGGCATCATCAAAAAGTTAATGGCAGGAGAAAACGATCCAAATCCAAAGCTATCAAATAATGCTTGATATCCATATCCTGTACCAGCGTAGGGGTCAAAATATCTTACTACCGCAGGTGGAGCCTCATAAAATACTCGTTTAATTTCAATACCACCAGTTATACCTTGGTCTTCTGCCCACTGTTTTAAATCGTAGTCCTGTATAGAAGCAGTTAAAGGAATAGATCCTTTATAATAGGTAATGTTACCACCTGTACCTGCTTCAGATCCGTATTGTTGTGATAAACGAATTATGGAACTAAAGTTAGGGGTAACTATAGAATTGTTTAATGGTGTAGCAGTATTTATACCAATTAGATCTAATTGGTTATCTCTAATCTGATAAGCATATAATTCATTTCCGTATGTAGTAATTGCTTCTTCGAATGCAGCATAAAAGCTAATATCCTGTAATTCAACATCTACTAAAGGATAGCCTAATCGTCTAGCACAAAAATTTGCTACTTTATCTGCATCTCTTTGAAAATCCGCATCATAATCATAAAACCCAAATGGGGTTTCACCTGGGGAAAAAGTACTAGTACCTGACCATATAGGAATATTCATAGTATTTTAATTAAGAGGTTGCTATATAGAACTCTACTTTAGCAGTATTATTACTTCCAGATGGCCTTAAGTTTATAGAAGAAATATAATCGTATGAAAAACCTACTAAACTTCCTGTTACCTGTGAGCTAGGAAGATAAAAAGATTGTTGTGGTTCCATTCTAAAGTTAAATGCTTGTGTAGAGGAAGATACCTCTATGTTAACTGGAATGCTAGTAGAATGGTTTGTTACACGAGCATATTTTAGCTTATCTTCTTTAAAAGTACCTGATGTTACTTCGGTATCAAAATTAAATATAGTAGTTTTAGTATTAGCAGGAAGAAGCATAGTTCTATGATCTAGATAGTTTATATCTGATATATCAACAGATTGAAGGGTGCTTCTATCATCCCCATCTAAGCTAAGTTGTTCGTTTATAAAAAGTTTTAAAGTTGCCATCTTTTTATTATAAATATTGAAGAAATGTTAGTCCCTAAAAAGCTTGTATACCTCTAATATAGGTGCAACTATTTCGTGTCTGTGGTTTGTTTCTAGAGAAATTGTTTTAAATCCTTCAACATTTTCTTCCAATCTGTATAGGAAGGTGAATCCAGATTCCTTTTTATTTTTTAAATCTATTTGGGCTATATCGCCACATATTACCATTTTAGAATTTTTTCCTAAACGACCAATAACAGTTTCCATTTGGGAATGTGTTACGTTTTGGGCCTCATCTACAATTACGAATGAATCTACAAATGTTCTACCTCGCATAAAAGCAAATGGTACAATTTCAATATCGCCATTTTCTAAATGTTTATCTACTTTTTCTTTAGAATATAACATATAAAGATTATGGTATATTGGGGCCAACCAAGGATCCATTTTTTCACGTATATCAT